TCTTTATTGGGATATGACAACCTTTTCCCATAAAGATCTTAGCTCCCAGCGGGCCTATATAAATCAGAACGTAACTCCTTTGTTTTTCCTGAATAATTATGATTATGAGTTTTCTAGTTTTACGTGACTATCGAATGATTTGAAATTGATAAGCATAATCATGTCTAGCAATCCTAATATGAACAAGGCCCCACAGGAGTCCGCTCCTGCTGGTGCTGATCCACCTCCATCTAATCTGGCCCCCCAAATGACATCAACCATGGGGAAGCCAGAGCCACCACCTCAGATTATTCAAGGAACTGGTTCGATTGGTAACCCCGTGAACCTTAATCCATACGGATTTACCCCCCAGCTCTTTCAGGGTGCTGTTTGTTTTGATGCTAAAGCTATAGCATATGAACAATATATAGCAAGCCAGAAAGAGCTGGTGGTTACATCCGGTATGGCATCTAATACTGTGTTCATGCAGCTACCACTTGATCCATTCGGCGAATATACCAATGATTTCATAAAGTCTTGGGTCGCCCAGCATCGTCGTTGGGCTGGCTCATTGCTCTATGAGATTACTATAACCGGCAATCCACTATTTACTGGAAACATTGGCGTATGTTGGTACCCAAACTACTATCCCAGTAAATTAGCTAACTTATCCGAGTTGATGAAGTATTCATACCAGATTTTCACTGTCACTTTAAATTCTACTCAAGTATTTATATTGAATGATGCAACTGACAGACAATTTTGGAGACATACTGACGATACTCGTAATTTTGAAACTGCAAAAGATCGACCCCATCTGATCTTTTGGGTTATGACAACAGTAGTGAATGCTATGGAACCAACTGCACAGATTCGAATAAGATTGGCGTCTAAGCTCCCTAATTTATTAGATGCAAAGATGATGAAATGTATACCATTTATGGTTTCAGATCCAGTAGCAAATCCGCGTTCTATAGGACCAACACCCAATCGTATTGAAGGAATGCCATTCAACCAGGTTTTTCCAAATACGAAAATTAGTTCCATGTTCATGTCTACCGATGGAATTCAAACACTGCCAAAAATTGCCCTGCCTAAGATTGATTTAATGAAGCCTGAGTTCAGCTGGCAATCTGATTACCCCTTCTTCGGAGGTGCTGTGTTTCCAGATACTGTTAATAAACGAGCAGTTACATCATCTTATACAGGATCTATTGTAGGTGCTGATTCCATTCGATATGCTATGATTACTGGAGAAGTACCAGAACTGACGCTATCGAAAATTGCTCAAGATAAAGGTTTCATTAACATAACAAGTAAAGCAGACACCTGGTTGACAGATATTACAACTGTAACCTTCGTTTCAAAGTATCTTACTATTTTCACTAAGCGAAACATCTCTGTGAATTTATTAGTTTATGAGAAAGATGGTTTTAAGATAACTGTCAATCAAATGACTTCTTTGCTAACCAGTGAAGGTGAA